ATCCGCACGATTGCACCGTTCATTTCCGCCCCCCGAAGATTGCCGCGAAGATTGCCTTGATGATCGCGCCCCAGCCGATCTTTTCAGAGCGCGGCTCGGTCAGTGCCGGGGCATCTTTCGGCGCGGGCTGCGCCTTGGTCTTGCCCCACCATGCCTGAGCGTCGAAACCCGGACACTGCGTTGCCACAAGCTGCCGGTGCCCCCGGACCTTGGTCGCGCTCGGGCGGCGCGACTGGATATCCCGAATGAGCCGCGTCATGGTCTTGCGCTGCGCCGTGGTGCGCGTGTCGTGGCCGTTTTTGTCGTCGCCCGCGATCCGTCCGCCCTCGTAGGCGATGCCGATAGTGCGGTCATTGTGGCCGCGCGTGTGCGCCCCTCGCGCCCATTCTGGCCTGCCATACTCGACCGACCCGTCTTTGCGGATCAGATAGTGATATCCCGGACCGTTGAATTTCCGGGCCTTGTGCCAGCGCCAGACTTGCGCCATGTCGCTCGTCTCTGCCCATGTGTAATGGATCACGATTGTCTCGACCGGTCCCGAATGCGCCGTGAAAGGGCCGCGCGGGCCGGTGACAAGCGGTGTGGTGAAATCGAGTGTCACTGCCCTGCCTCCATCCGTTCAAGCCGCGCGTCGATCCGCGCGAGATAGCCGAGAATGCTGTTGAGCCGCTCGTCGGATCGCGCCGCGCCGTTTTCGAGCGCCCGCAGGCGGGGATCGTAAGCGCTGGCCGTGCGCTCGACCGCCTCCACGCGCTTGGCGTTGGCGCTGGTGCGGGCATCCATCTGCATCCAGCCCACCGTCATGGCGACAATGAGCGAGACCATCTGCAAGACGTGGCCGAGGTTGAAAGTCATGCTGAATTGTGGTCGCGTCATAGCCTCTCCTGCTCAATAGGTCGCGCCGCCCGATCCGGGCTGACGCGGTTACACGTCGCCGATCTCGATCTGCCGCAGCCCCAGCATCGCCAGAGCGTCCACCCCGTCCGGCCCGACCACGGCGACGATCCGGCCCGGTGCGGGCGCAGGCGGCGTGCCGCCATCGGCGGGCGACCAGATCACGAGCTTGTCGAGCGCGCGCCCCGCGCCGGTCATGTTGACGCTGTAGCCGGTGTCCCACGCCGGGCGGTCCCCGAGGGGCTGTGTCGCCCGCTCGCGCCACGCCGCGCTTTTCGGGCCGCTGGCGACGTGGATGATCTCGCCTGCCGCGTCCTGCCAGCGCGGCTTGAACGAAGACAGGCTCGCAGGCTCGTCGTTGAGATACCCGGCCAGCGCGCGGGCGTCCTCCACGTCCGCGGCGTGGGCGAACACCGTGACAACCACCATGTTCATATCGTGTGCCCCATGTCGTTTGCGATCCGCGCCGCCACGTCGAGCCGCTGCGCCTCGGTCAGGTCGCGCCCGATGGCCATGATGGTCGTAAATTGAGCGTTGGCGAATTGGATGCCGGTGAGCAAATAGCCAAGCGTCATGGTGCGGTTGCCCCAAGAAGTGACGCTATACGTCGCGCTGGTTGCCACAACGCTGGCATCCAACATATCATCAAGCCACATTTCGGCCTGTGTCTTTGTGGCCCTGATCAGCATCACGCGCGTATCAGGCAGATTATATTGGGCGTCAGAAGTTCCAAAGGATGTGTTACCTGCGCCAATAAACCCTTCAAAGTTTATGCTGTTGACAGGTGCTCTTGCGACGACGCGACCCGAAATGAGCCCATCTGATGTCCCGAAAAGCGTTTTTTCCCCGCTTGTGTTTAGGGGGCGAACACCCAATGCGACCGTCAAAACATCCACTGCCGAAAAATCGACGGTATTGGTTGTTGTAATGCCATCGTCAATACCATCGGTCAGGATCACGAATTTCCCTGCGCCGTTCGTTTTGACACGAGGGGCCTCGTCAATCGCCGCCTGCACGAAATGGTGGCCGTTGCCGCTGTTGTCCGTCAGATATCGACACGCATCATCGACCGTCGTTGCGTTGGTGGTCCCCGCTGCATCGGTGAATACATTGGACAAGTCATGCGGCTGGTAAAGACCGCCGGGGTAAGTGCCGCTGTCAAACAGGCTGGCGAGGTCCAGCAAGTCTAGCAGCGCCCGCCCCCGCGCCACGATGCTCGCACCGCCGGTCACCGCCGCGCTCACGCGCCCGGTCGCGCTGCCCCGTGCCGACACGCTGGCAGAGCCGATAACCGCCGCGCCCGCCGCTGCAATGGCCGAGATACGCGCCCGCACCGCCGCAGAGGCCACCACCGCGCCGGACGCCGCCGCAAGAGCCGAGACAATGGCCCGCACGCTCGCACTCGCCAGCATCGCAAAGCGCACCGACACGACGCCAGAGGGCAGCCCCGGCGTGATGGTCAGCGTGCTGCCGCCTGCCACCGCAAGCGCAATCGGCTCTTGCTCGTCGGGCATGGCCAGCGATATTGCCGTGCCGTAGTTATCGGTGATGGTGACAGGCATCAGCAGTCATACCCCGTCTCGACAACCACCACGAAAGTCTCGGTCGAGACCGATCCCGCGCCGATCAGCGTCACGTCGCCGCGATAGACACCCGGCGTCCAGAGCGCCGTGGCCTCAGCCGTGGCAGACAGCGTAAACAGCCCGCCCGCCGCGTCGGTGACATTGGCAGTCAGCGCCCCCAGCGTCTCGAAACACGCCTCGACGCTGGCCACCGCGACCGGATCGCCCGCCGCGTCGGCGCGCGCGCACGGCCATGTGAGCGTATCGCCCGCCTTGTGGCGCAACTGCTGCACAGTCATAGGATCAGCTCAGCGTGATGGTCGCGCCAGCGTCGATCTGGGGCGTGATATTGGCGCTGATGGCGAGGGACGTGTCAGCGTCCGCACCGTCCTTGATGGTCGAGAAATACAGCACATTTCCCGCGCCGCTTGCATCTGTGCCGATGGCAAAATGCGTCGCCGTCGCCGTGCCGCCCGTGGCCTTGGGAAAGGTGATGTTGCCGACCAGCGTTGCCACCAGATCGGCCACCGTCCAGCGCGTCCCGTCGCGAGGGACCGCCACGCGCGCATAGCTGGTATAGGCCACCTCGTTTGTGGTCTGCGATCCACCCACGCCCGGCGTCGCGGTGTGCAGCGAGGCGTAAAGGTTGGTGAGCGGCGCAGTGGCGGCGTTGTCCGCGATGTTCGGGATCGCGGCGGCGTTGAGCAACAGGTCGTGAAACTCGCTGCCGAGATAATTCGCGAATGCCATGTGTCAGGCTCCTTTGTGGTCAGGTCCACCGCGCATCGGCGGTGTAGTCGTGGGGGATGGGGTCCATAGCCTCGATCACGTCAGACGCGGCGCGGATCGCGGCGATCTCGTTCCAAAGCGCCTCGCCTTCGTCCCACGCCGCCCGCTCTTCGGGCGTCCAGTTGGCCTCGCCTTTCTTTGCAAGGATCGCGGCTTGCGCGGTGAGGTTGCGCTGTTTCCATTCCGGGGCGATGGCAAGGATGCGCCGCGCGGCCTCGGCCCGCACCTGGGCTTCGGTGGGGGCGGGATGCACGTAGGCCGATCCATCCCAGACCATGCCCACGCCCACGCCATCCGGGGCCTCGGGCGCATCGGCATATTCCGGCGGGATCGCATCGGGATCGACGCGCACCACGTTGGCGACGGTATCCCCGTCAAGGATCATCAATCGCATGTCAGCCTCCGAAGATGGTCAGGACGCAGCGGCCATCACCGCCGGGTGCGTTTTCTGCCGCGCCGCCGCCTGGGTTTTTGCCGGTTCGGTCCGCAATGGCGACCGCGCCCTGCAATCCCCCGTCACCTCCGAGAACCGACGCTCCGTCCGCGCCCGCGCCGCCGAACGTGGCGTCCTGATTGCGCCCGCCCCCTGCCCAGCTTGACGCGCGGCCATCGCCCGTGATCAGCCCGCCTGCCGTGCCGTTCGTGAACCCACCCTGCGCGCTCAAGAGCGTTCCAAATGACGCCGCGCCGCCGTTCGCGCCAGCGGCCGCTCCAGCCGGGACGGTGATCGTCACGCTCGGCGGCAGGTCCGATGCGAGGAAGGTCTGGCTAGCATAGGCTCCACCACCCGCCCCGGTCGTAACTCCGCCGCCGCCCCCTGCGCCCCACAACTCGACCACGACAACCGCCGTCGCTGGCAGGTCGTTTGTCCATGTCGCGGTCGCGTCGAATTGCAGCCGCTGCACAACCTGCGATGCCGCCGCCACGGGATTCAGGATCACGAAGTCGGTGCCGTCGAATTCGAGCAGATACCGCGTGCCGCTGGCCAGATCGCCCGCGCTCAGCGCCGCACCACTGCCGGTGACGATGCTTTCCGCGCCACGCCCGTCGATGTTGAGCGTGGCCGCGCCGGTATTGTCCGCTGTCGGCTCGAGGGTGAATTTCATGCCCGTCACGAGACCGGTGGATGGCACCTCGAACGGCTCCGCGCTCGCCGTGATCGCATCCGCCGTGCCGCCCACGCTCACAAGGCGCAAGATCGCGGTATCGACCAGCCCGCGCACGAAGGCGAAATATTGGTCGAGAAACAGCGCGCCCCCGTTTGTGCTGGGGGCGCTGGACGCCTGGTAAAGCGTCGTGGGGTCTATTGCCATAGCTCTGGGGCCTCCGGAACTGCGATGATGGTCCAATCGGTCAGGCTGACCGGGCGCATGTCGGTGACGATCAGCCTGCGGTATTCACTGCCAAGCGGCCCGATGGCCGCGAGATCACCATAATCGAGATCGGGCAGGGTCGCGGCGGTATCCAGGTCTACCCAGCCCGCGCCGCGCGACGATTCCGAGACCTGGTGCGTCGTCGCGGTCTTTCCCTTGCGCCGGATCGCAAGGCCGAACACCGCGCCCATCAGCGCCATGTTCTGGACCTCGGTCAGGTCGTCGATATCGGCCCATGCGGGCTCTGCCGTGAGGTCTGCGTCGTTGTCGATCTGCACGGCGATGACGTCGCCGCTCGCGTCCAGGTCAAAATCCGACACACGGCCCGAGAACACCCGCGCTGCAAGAGCGTCGGACACCACCGCGACCAGCGATCCGCGACGGCACTTGATCGCATCCGCCGCCGCGTCCCACGAGTAGAACGCTGACCGATACTTGGCCGTGTCGAGATCGTATTGCAGGCGCGCCCGCACATCGGCCTCGGTCACAAGCCCCTCGATGCTCACCTGTTCGGTGCGGCCCGCGCCGGGCGGGTGAATGATCTGCCGCGCCTCGTAATCCCGGCTGGCGTCGATGTAGGACGCCCGAAACCCATCGGGCAGCTTCGGAAAGCCCCGCGACCACGAGAAATTCGCGCTGTTGTGCGGCGTGAATACCTGCACGGGCGCATCGGCGCTGCGGTCCCGGTCGCGGATCACGCCGACCGTTTCCGACTGGTAAATCTGCGCGAAACCCGACCCGGCCAGCACCCGCGCCGCGTCGGCAACGGACGTGCCCTCCATGATCGCGTCACAGGTCCAGCCATCGGACCGGAACGCCACGAGGCTCGCGTCGTCTATGGTCTGCGGCGGCAGCGGCGTGGCGTTCAGCAGACCGGCCAGCACGTCGCGCAGGTGCGGCGCGGGGTCGCTTGTGGTTTTCCAGTCCGTCCAGCCCGTGCCATCCCAATCGCGCACATAGCCCGAAGCCAGCACGCTTAGCCGATCCGCCCGGATGTTGCGGGCGCGCATCGCGATCAGCGCCACGTCGCCTGACGTGACCGGCGGCGAATTCCAGATCGACGAGTGCCGCACAAGGCTCACCTGATCCACGAGGTTATTCTTGGTCTGGTGGATCGAGGGCGTGCCGGTGCCCTCATACCAGAGCGTGTCACGCGGCAGACCGTCCAGAACATTGGTCGAGATCGTGTATTCCGCGTCCCGGAACGCATAGCCCCGGCTCACCTCCACCTCGTAAATCCCGGGCGGGAATTCGGCGCGGTCGAGAACGAACTGCGCATCGGTCTCGCCCAGGAACACGTTGCCGATCTCGGTCGTGTCGGTGTTCGTTGAATCGAGATACGCTTGCGCCCCCGGCCCGCTCTCGAAATACGCATCGGCATCCCAGCCCGGCGAGGTCGGCAGCACCCCTTGCGACGTCGAAAGCCGCGCACCCACCCAGCCGCGCGTGGCAGCCGTCGAGAAGTTGACCGGCGCATCCCGCCACACGATCTTGATATTGGCGCGGCGCGGCCCGAGAACCGCGTCCATGAAATGCACCTCGGGGAAATTCCGCCACGTCTCATCGCCCTTGCGCCTGATCCGCACCCGGAACGCCACGCGCATGAGATCGTCCAACTCGGTCGGTGATCCGGTGCGCGACAGGCCGGAAGGAAACTCAAGGCCGATCCACACCTCGTCCGGCGCGTCCCGCGTCGTAAAGGTGCGCGGCTGCGGCAGCGCGTCCAGAATATCGCCCGAGGTCGTGGCGAGGATCGTCTTGTCCTCCTCGTCAACCGTGTGGCCCCGAATGGGCGATCCATCGGCAAAGGTCCGGGCGTAGCGCTTGACCAGCGTCAGAGGGTCCAGCCCCGGCCAGCCCTCGCGAGTTTCGGTTTCAAGCCCCTGAATATCGGCAACCGGCGTGCCCGCGACCCGCAAATCCTCCAGCTTGTGCGGACCGGCCAGCGCGCAGACCGCCTCAACAACCTCGTCTTGCCCCTCGAAGAAAATGAACGGCTCCGCGACGAACGGCGGGAAAACCTTGCGCGTGCCGACCACGCGGGGCAGTGGGGCGTTGGGTTCCAGCACGTTGCCCTGCGCGCTTGCCGCCCCAACCTCGCGGCGATCCGGCGTCCCGGCATTCGCCGCGCGCGGAATCGACGGCGTGGGGGCCAGCGCTTGCAGGATCGCACTGCCGCCGATCAGCACCGCCGCCCCGGCCAGCTTGCCCAGGAGCGCCGCCGTGGTGACGGAGCGCGTGAGGTTCGCCAGCGCAAAGCTCTGGAAGCCCGCCGCGAGACCGCCCGACAGAGCGATCAGGCCGATACTCGCCACCACGCTCAAGACGTTCTTGCCGCCCCCGCCGCCACCGCCGCCGCCCATCGGCGGCGCGTGAAACGTCACCTCCACCGGAGACCCGGAAGCGCTGACCGCGTGCGGGCGGATCAGGTGCCACGCCCCACGCGGCACAACCTCGCCGTTGATGCAGATCGCATCGCCCTCGTGGCGCGGCCACCCCTCGGGCAGCGACTTGACCCGCGCGGCCATTTCGGCCAGCGTCTCGCCTTCGGGCGCGGGATAGAGGCGCGGCGAGATCGAGAACGGATCGCGGTGGATCGCCATCACCTTCATGCCTGGACGTGCCTCCAATAGCCCATGACCCGCCCCCGGATCGTCGCCGCGCTCACCGGCTCCATCGCCACACCGCACCGCCCCTCGGCGTGCAGCACGGTGCCTGCATCAACCATCACGCCCACATGCCCGTGGCCGCGCCCGGTCGGCAGGCGCATCACGCATACGTCCAGCGCGCGGGGCACCGGCACCGGATGCCACGGCTCGGACACGGACCCCGCCGCGATCTCGCGCCGCACGCGCAGCAGGTCGGCGGCGCTGATCTCGCCATATGCGGGCAGGTCGATGCCCAGCACGTCGCGATAGACAGCCCGCACGAGGCCCCAGCAGTCATAGGCGTCCGGGCCGCGCCCACCATCGCGAAACGGCTTGCCCACGTAGTGACCGGCCCAGATCATGCGAACAGCCCCGGAAAGCGGTCCTGCGTCGCGCGGATGTAGGGCCACGGCTCCTGCGTGATGTCGATGAGCGTGATCCGGCCCGTGATTTCCAGCACGTCGCCGCGCACATCGGCCAGCTCGAACATCTGGAAGCTGTAGATCGCGGGCAGATCGCCCGCGTCCTTCGGCACGCGCGGCACGACGCTCAGGTCGAAATCCTCGCTCGAATGCGCCACGGCAGAGACGAGCGCCCGCGTGCCCGCCGCGTCAGTTTCCAGCGCCTGCCCGATCCTCCGGTCGATATTCTGCACCCGCAATTCCGCCGCAGGCGTCTGGTCGTTATCGGTCAGCGGCTGCACATCGAACGGCGCGGCAAGATAGGTCTCGCCGCCGAACTCATAGTCAAAATAGTCAGCCGCCACGCGGATCGGGGGGTTAAGGCCCGGATGCGTGATGGTCAGA